ACGATTGTCAATACAGCAGTGAGCTTCCCGATATTTCCGGGGCTCTTTAGTAATGGCCTTCGTCCCGGTGTCCAAGTGACTGCAAAATGGGGCTGGCCAGCAGTGCCAGATGACATCGAAGTGGCCACACAGATATTGACCGCAGATCTTTACAAGCGCAAAGACTCACCCGGTGGCGTACTAGGTCTTGGCGACTTAGGTGCCATTCGTATGTCGCCACTAGGCCGCGATGTCACGGCAATGGTGCGCGCATATAAACGCGAGGTGGCGGCCTAATGGTGCCATCAACTGTACGAACGAACTTGAAAACCAGACTGGCAACGATTTCTGGACTCAAGTGTTATGACCACATTCCAGATTCGGTCAATGTACCAGCGGCAGTTGTTGGTCAACTAGACATAACTTTTGACGCTGCAATGAATCGTGCGCTCGATACTGCAAACTGCACAGTCTTACTCATCGTGGGACGGATGAGTGAGACGGCAGCACAGGCAAAGCTCGACGGTTACTTAGCAGGGTCAGGATCATCTTCGGTCAAAGCCGCAATCGAAGGCGATGTAACACTCAGCGGCGCAGTGCAAACGCTACGAGTCACAGCGGCAACCGCCGGGTCTGTGACCGTCGCAGGTAATGACTATCTAGCGTATCGATATTCGCTAGAACTGATGGGCTAACAAAGGAGCAAATATGGCCATCTTTATGGGAAACAAAGTGCACGTTAAGGCTGGCAGCACAACAATCACCACGTTTGTGAGCACTGTTAGCCTGAGCCGTGAAATTGATGCTGTAGAAATCACAGCAATGACAGATACCGTCCAGAATCTTATTGGCGGTATTGAACGACCAAGTGTTTCGCTCGAGGTTTATAACGACTTCGCTGCAAGCTCGGTCAATGGCATCTTTGAAGATGCATTGGGTAGTAAATTGGCATTGGAATTGATCCCTGTATCAGGCACAGTGTCATCAACGAACCCACGATATTCAATGTCGGTGCTTGTATCACAATGGCAGCCAATCAACGGCCAGCAAGATGTCGCAACGGCAAGTATCACACTTCCAGTAACAGCCTTGACAAAGGCAACCAGCTAATCTAAGGAAAAGGGGACAACAAATGGCCTCGACGAAGATCAAGCTAGTCAAGAAGGACGGCAAAGAGCTGCTCTATGACCTAACGCCATCTGCGAAAGTTGCGTTTGAAGCGCAACATCAAGTCGGGTGGCGTAGGCGCATCATCGATGAGCAGCGCGAAACCGATCTGTGGTGGTTTGCCCATTACCTACAAAAGCAACTGGGCGACACACAGATTGCAGAATTGAATACAGAGTGGCTCAACCAATTTTCTGATATTGATCTGGTGGTCGATACAAAAAATGGATAGACCGACACGGTGAAATCTACGAAGTAGCATCGATGTCGGTCGCCACTGGGATAGCGCCGAACGCTCTGCTTGAATGCGAACCTGCAATCTATGCAGCCATTCGCGCCATTCTTGTGGAGCAGGCGCAGGCACGTAAGACAATGAGCACGAAACGGAGGCGATAGTGAGGCAAAGTAAGGTGCTAGTACCAGACCTTGACAAACTGCGCCGTGATCTAAAGAAGATCGATCCGCAGCTGTCAAAGGATATGGCGAAGGCATTGACCGCCGCTGCGAAACCATTGGTAGCCAAAGCGCGCACCTTCGTGCCCAATGACATTCGCTCTAGCTCTGGTCAATTCATCTGGCAACAAGACGCGCCCACATATAGCACGCCGCAATGGGTCAATGACACTGAACATCGTGGTCGTGATGCAGATAAACGATGGGTTTGGCGATCAAATGACGTCCAGAAAGGCATCAAGATTGAGCGATCTGGCTTGGTCACGAAATCGGCAAGTTTCGGCGGTCGCGTATTTGGAAAACAACTACGTGAAATAGCAGCCCTGCGTGTTGTTAATAAGACGGCCGCTGGTGCCATATTTGAATTAGCTGGCACTGGCAAAGGCAATAAAGCCAAGAGCAGATCGCGCAACCCAAGAGCGAGTGAAGATTTTGTTGATGTAGTAAGCCGACAATATGTCATCAATCAAGGTCGCAAGAAGGGTCGCATACTCTATCGAGCCGCGCAAGATAGTCTGCCTGCCATAGCCAAAGAAGTTGAACAAGTGGTCACCCGATTTCTAGGCCGATTCGCTAGGGGGTTGTGATGGCGGAACGCGATGTAGCAATCAATCTACTTACAAAATTACAAGACAAAGGTTTTAAGGATCTTGAAAAGTCAACAAAGGCGTCGGGCAAACTACTTGGAAGCCTTGAAAAAAAACTTGCAGCGGTTTTTAGCGTCACGTCGATTACGGCCTACGGCAAAGCATCGGTCAAAGCATTCTTAGAAGAAGAAAAGGCGATCCGCAGACTTAATATCGCATTGGGCAACACCGGAGAAGGATTGAAGGCTTTTCAAGCGGAAGATTTTATAAACAATTTACAGCGCACCGCTAGAGTGGCAGATGATGAACTGAGGCCAGCTCTGACACAACTAATCAATGCAGGCATTGGATTTGAACAATCACAAAAGCTACTTAAGACTGCGCTCGATGTATCGGCTGGCAGTGGTAAAGATCTAGAAAGTGTCACTCAAGCCATTACCAGAGCGTTTTCAGGAAACAAAATTGCTGCTGGTCGTCTCATTGGTGGACTCACGAAAGCACAAGTATCGGCCGCAAGGTTTGAGGACATCGTGGCATTACTTAATGCAAGGTTTTCTGGTCAAGCTGATGCCGCGGCCGCAACATATGCTGGACGACTAAGATCGATCAGTATTGCTGCCGATGTAGCCAAAGAAACAATCGGCGAAGGTTTAGTCAAGGCACTAGATCTTACGACTGCAAGTGGTGCTGGAGCAGAAGTCGTTTTGGAAGGCGTATCAAATGCAATCGCATCACTGCTCGTCGGTGTGGGCGCTGTAGTTGCTGAAACTCGTGAAGGTGGCTTGCCAAAATTATTTCAAAATTTGAAAAAATTTGCACAAGAATTCCTGATTCAAGGTTTGAATCCCATTGCTGCGGCTCTATCTTTCTTGCAAAAAAAGGGTCAACCAATAATTTTGGGAACGCCAACACAGCTTGAATTAGTCAAGGAAGAAATTGCTGCACAAGAACGGTTGAAGGAATTTTACAAAGAATTCGCAAGCCGTTTGAAAATCATAAATAAACTTGTTGAAGAAAATACCAAAAAATCAAAAAAAGCTATCGAAGATAATCGTCAACGCAATGCGCTTAGCTACAAGTTCGACATCGAAGCCATCAATCAACAAGCTGCGCTTCGCCGTAACTTATCCGCATCAGATAAGGATCGTCTATTACAGCTCATTGCATTGAAAACATCCGATTATCAAGATGATGAGCAAGCAATCAAGACCTTGAAGGCCGCCACAGAAGGACGCTACACCGAAGCAATGGCGTTGGAGCAGATGTATGCCCTACTGAAAGCGGCTGGCTTTGCACAGGATAAGGCTGCAATCGCAGCATTGACGGCGTTAAATCCTAAAATCAAGTTCACGGATAATCTTGATGACATCATTGACAAACTCAAGAAAATCATTGAAGGTAAATACAATGTCAATCTTGGGGCGACAATCACCGTACCACCAATACCTGCACCGGGAACTAGCGCGACAGCCATCGGGGTTGTATCTACCTTTGATCCAGCCGCTGTTCGAAAAGGCGATGAACGTAGTGGCGGTCCGCTTGTATCGCCGCCGCCAGTAATAGTGAGACCACCTACTGTCACACTACCGGGCGAGATTGGGGGCGAACCATTTGGGGTACAGCCAAGATCTTTCATACCGGATACGGGTAATTTTAGATTTTTCGATGAAAATGATACTAGCTATCTTCGCCTTTTGAATGACCAAACAAGCGTCCCATCAAATTTTGATCCCGCGCGTTTTAGAATGCGCGAAAATGGCGTAACAGTCAACGTCAATGTCAGCGGCTCGGTCATTAGTCAGAATGACCTAGTAGCAGCGGTCACCGATGCCGTCTATCAGAGCCAGCGAACGGGCAATCCGCTGTTATTAAGTGAAATCTAATGTCCGGGGCAGTCTTTGGTTGCATCATCGATTTTAGTAATGGTGCCAGCTTCGATCCTGCACTGGTGCTCGATGACCCTTCGACTCCCTTAGGTGTTGGTGTATTGGCAGACGTGGCCAGCGACACCTTAGATGTCAGCCAATATGTGCTGAGCGCATCAATACGCAGAGCCTACAATCGCACATCAGACAGCTTTACCGCTGGCAATGCAGCGGTGCGGTTGATCGATGAAAACGGTCTATTCAATCCGGAAAACACATCGGGTGCGTTGTACGGCAAGATCCTGCCGATGCGCAAAATCCGCTTTACAGGCACGTTTGCCAGCACCGAGTATGCACTTGGAGCGATGTATATTCAATCGTGGAAATACACAAGCCCGACAGGTTTTGATCCTGCCTATGTAGACTTAAATTGCGTTGATGGTTTTCAATTATTGAATCTGACCAGCATCACAAGCGTCACAGGCGGCACGGCTGGACAGACGACAGCAGAGCGGATCATTAGCTTACTTGATCAAGGCGATTGGCCCGGTGGTATGCGATCCATATCAACAACGGCTACGACAACGGTGCAGGCAGATACCGGTGCGACGCGGACATTGTTGGCGGCCTGTCAGACAGTGGAAGCTACCGATTTAGGTGCATTCTTTATCAACCAACAAGGCTATGCCACATTCCTAAGTCGAGCCGACATCATCACTCTGTCGGGCGGCACAGCAACAACCTTTTCCGATACGGGGGCAGCAGGGACAGTAAAATACCAACAGGCATCATTCGACTTATCAGATTTTGGTCTTGTCAACGTCTGCACCGTAACCCGTACAGGTGGCACAGCTCAAACCGCCAGTTCAGCGTCAAGTCAACTTATCTATTTCACCCACGCGCGCAATCGCAGCAGTATCGCTCAGACTGATGCCGATGCTTTGAACCAAGCCTTGATGATCATCGCTAGTCGTGAAGAAGTCGGCTCAGATCTGCGTCTTGAATCGATCACCATCGATGCGGCTGATGGTAGCGATACTGCAAGAGTGACGGCAGCTTTGGATCTTGACGTATTTTCACCCATTACAGTGATACAAACATTGCAGGGCGGAACGGTGACAAGTAATACGGTCATTACGGGCGTGGCTTATGATGTAACGCCCAATTCATTCTTCACCACATTCACAACAGCGCAGCCATTCGCTAGTGGCTTCGTGCTAGACTCATCGGTAGACGGCCTGCTGAATGAAGATTCTTTAGCGTACTAGGAGCACAATGGCAAAACAAACCTTTACGACTGGTCAGGTACTCACTGCTAGTCAGGTCAATGCACTTAACTCTAACGACTTTAATCAGACAGTAAGTGTAAAGACAGCTGCTTATGCTTTACTCGCTGCCGATAAGGGTACGCGCATTGAATTCAATACCAGTGGATCAGTCACCTGCACAGTCAATTCAGGTCTCTTTGACGCAGGGGACACGCTTGTCATTCAGAATCGCGGTGCTGGTGTCGTTACTGTGACTGCTGGTACAGCGACAGTAAATACCAGCGCAACACTTGCTTTATCACAATATGATGCTGGAACTTTGTATTTTGTATCTGCTAGTGATGCTATATTTTTCAACACAGATGCAGGCGGTGGATCGCCCTTGACAACCAAAGGCGATCTTTACACATTCAGCACGGCTGATGCTCGTCTTGCCGTCGGCAGTGCCAACCAAACAATTATTGCCGACAGCACAACCGCGACAGGACTCAAATACGCTGCGTCACTCCAATCCACACTCACTACAACTGGTGACATTATCTACGCATCTGCTGCCAACACTCCAGCAAGACTTGGAATTGGTTCAAGCGGACAAGTCTTAAGCGTCAGTTCGGGAGTCCCTGCTTGGACAACGCCTTCAAGTGGGACTCCGACTTTTGCTGGTGTAAGTTTAGAAAATACTCCCAATAATCAATCTTTATCTAACAATGTTTTTACAGTAATAACTTGGAATACTGAAAATTATGATACAGACGGCTATCACAGCACAGTTAGCAACACAAGTAGAATTACAATACCTAGCGGTAAAGG